TATTCATTTCTAAATTAATAGCCTGAATGTTTGCCCACATCATAGCAAATGCACCTCCCATAATCAAGGCAAATATAGCAAAGTAGAAGAAAACTTCAAAACCATTCATTGTTCATCCTCAAAAAAAAGTTTACCTTCACTAATTTGTTTATCCTTTGCGGTATATATTTTAGCATATTCAGATATCCTATTATCAATTAGTTCTCCATATTCTTTATGAAGTTCACATCCAATATAATGTCTACCTAAACTTTTAGAAACCATTGCCGTAGTTCCAGATCCCATAAAAGGATCAAGAATAATATCACCCTCTTCACTACCAGCAAGAATAGCAGGTTCAATAAGTTCTGGAGGATAAACTGCAAAGTGAGCACCCTTATAAGGTTTTGTTTGAATATTCCAAACACTCTTCTTTCTTTTCAATGATTTACCATCAATAGTGGGTTCTTTTATACTCTCAACGTCAAAGAAATAATTTTGTTTTTTACTAAGTAAGAATATGTATTCATGAGATTTAGTACACCTATCTTTCATACTTTCTGGCATTGGATTGGGCTTGCTCCAAATAATATCTTGTCTCAAGTACCATCCATCTGCACGTAGAGCAAATGCAAGCATCCAAGGAATGCCAATAAGATCTTTCTCCTTATATCCTTTCAGTTTATTACCACGTCTAGGATTTTTTCCTTGTGGTAGATCTTGATTTGTATTGGCAACAGATTGTTTTGGCAATGCCTGACCCTTTCCTCCACGATAGTTGTAATAACTATCACCAATGTTCACCCAGAGTGTGCCATCATCAGTAAGACAATCACGCACTCCACGAAACACTTCAACTAATTGTTGAATGAATTCTTCAGGTGATTCTTCCAGACCAATCTGAGAATCTTCATTACCATAATCACGCAAACCGTAGTAAGGAGGAGATGTCACACACATACGAGCACGGACACCAGACTCCGCAAACTGTTGTAGTGTTTCCCTACAATCTCCATACAGAATTGTGTCTTTCAAAGTGTCTCCTTAATGAATAGTTCTTCCATTCTACCATGATTTATACGAAATGCAGTACCACGATTACGAAGAGACTTACCAATATTGTTTTGTGTACGCATACGAATATCAATGGCAATCATATCATTCTCTATAGCAGTACGAAATAGATTCTTATCAGTTCCAATAAAACGATATGCTTCATTATAGTGAAAGTATTCTACACCGTCACGATTCTCAACATCAGCAAATACTTTTACACATGCAGGAAACTTCTCACCAAACTGATCTACTAGAGTTTCCCAGTCCCACTTAACGATGATAGTATCACCATGCACAACAGCACAGTAGTCATCAGTAGTCTTGATAGATAGACCACGCTTGTTAACAGTCTTAGTGACTGTGGATTGTCCACTCATCTCTCCAATCTTAGAGGTGTGAGGGAAACCATACTCTGCAATATAATCTTTCTGTGATACAACCCACTCACCCTCTTTAGTGAACAGTGTCTGCTTACCACCAGCACCTTTACGTGCTGCTTTGAGTTCATTGTCCTCAAGATCAGGACCAGAGATACAGTTCTCAATCAGTCCCAGTTCTTGTTCAAGAGTGTGTCCCACACCAGTGTTACCTTTACGATGGGTTTTAATGAAACCTCGTGCTTTGATAGCACAAAACTTTTGCTTGAATTCTGAAAGTAGCATGGGCATAGCCTCGATTGCTTTACCCATGTATTATACAATAAAAAACCACCCCTGCGGAGGAGTGGTGGACGGTTTGGAAAGTGGTTTAGAGTGATTCCAGACCTTTATAGAGCATTGCCCCTCGGGAGTACTTCCTCTGGAAATACAAACTGCTCATGTGGTTGATCTACTGGTGCCATCCAGGCACGCAGACCTTCATTCAGAAGGATATTCTTCGTATAGAACGTCTCAAATTCAGGATCTTCT